TACAGAGAAATATCCATAAAACATGCTCATTCATCTGAGATAAATAACTAAAAAATCCTTTATTTTAAAGGAAAAACAACTTGACTAATTAGGGAGGAATATAAAAATGGAATTTCAAACGATGGGAACAAAGTTATCAAAGTAAACAAGATGAAATTCATCAGATAGAAGAGTATCTTCAGAAGCAAGGAATAGAAAAAATAACGCTTATTGTCGCTTCATCGATCAGAGCAGATTTAGGACTCACATTTCTTTCTCAGACGAAAATCCCAATTGAGCATACTTTTTTTGATGGAGGTCAATTTGCACAGATTTCAAGATTGACAAGGAAGATTATGGTTCCATTATCGACAGATGATGGACAGTTTGGAAGATAAAGAATTTCCAAAGCTGTCACAAGAGGTTCAAAGAACCATTTTCTTTGAGTTTGGAAGTGTCGAGGAACATTATAAATATCGTGATGCTGTAAAGAAGGCGTATCCGTAAAGCCATTTTCCGTTATTTCAAGATGAGAATCATATGCAGATGCAGATTCTTGATCCAAAAGGTTTTGCTAAGATGTTAGATTCTATCATCCGTACAGGAAAGTTGATGAGAATAGTTAGCGAACACTAATGAAAGGGAGAAAAGAAGAATGAATGAAAAAGCAAATTATGGAAACTGGGTACCTGAAAAAGCATTGTATATGTTATTTGGAGCAGTAATTGTTTTAGGTGTTATTGCGGTAGCAGTACAAGTAGCTTTAAGTGAAATGGTCATTGCAATCATAGTAGGCGTATTATGCATTTTGACTCTGGTAATGGCAATTTATATGCTGATCTGTCATGAAGCATTCGCATTTGGAAAAGGAAATATGATGGCAGGAGTACATGAACATCTGATTAAACATCTTGATTGGGATGGTGAAGGGAAACTTCTAGACATCGGATGCGGAGCAGCAGCACTTACTGTTCATTGCGCCAAAGCATTTCCAAAGGCACAGATCACAGCGATGGATTACTGGGGTGTGGAATGGAATTATGCAAAAGAGCAGTGCGAGAAAAATGCAAAGATTGAAGGAATTTCAGAAGTTCACTACATAGGAAATCTGGAAAAGAAGCTAGACTTTATTCCGGGATTTGTAACAACACCATGGATGATCAGCGGGATGGGAATTATTTATGGGAAAAAATAGGACACAGTCAGGAAATTGTGATAAAATATAAGAAATTAATTAACAGGTTGAAAGAGGCTTCGGTATGCTGCAAAAGAAGGGGGCAAATCCAGTTTAATAAAATTGGAAATTGCGAGAAAGGAGAAAAGTATGCTTACAATATTAAACTCAGAAAGCTTATGGATTGGAACAGACATGATACAATTTAATGCGATCAGGGATATCTTGGATCGGGAAAAGATTAAGTACAAATACAAAACATACAATCACTTAGGAGAATGGGCAGGATCAGGAACACTTCGTGGAAACTTTGGAAGTGTGGGGAATCCTACATCACGGTCCATACAGTATGAAATTTTTGTGGCGAGAAAAGACTTAGAAAAAGCACAGGCTGTAATGTGGAATTTGCTTAGATAAAGTAGATATATGATTATAATGAAGAAAGGAAAGATACTGTATATTACTAAAGTGATATACAGTGCCATTCTTTTTATGGTATAATAATTTTGCAATGTTAGGAAATGGCTTAAAATGGTCATTTCCTAACATATGTGTTACTAATTTGTTACTTGTTGAATGGAAATTTATTATTTCAACAAGAGAATAGTATCTCTCAATTGTTCCACTGTTTTATGATTATAAACCCTATTTCCAACATCTTTAGATTTGTGCCCCATCAGCATATCAATACACTTTCTATTACCACCTGCATTATCAAGGAATGTTTCAAAAGTATGTCTAGCTTCATGAGGAGTTTTCTTCTTCTTTGTTATATAAGAAATAACAGTTTTCCATTCTTCATAAAAATCCCCTTTTTTAAATTTAGATCCTTCATCAGTTTCTAAAAAATATTCATTACTTTTCTTTAGCCGATTTTTCACAAACGGCATGATACGAGGATGGATTGGCACAATTCTGTTCTTCCCTGAAGAAGATTTGCTTCCGCCTTTAAAATATTCTTCTTCAAGATTGATCTGATCACATGTCATATTTAACAATTCCATTAATCTGAATCCGGTGTAAATATAGATTAATACAATATCTACATTTTTTTGATCAGATATTTTCCACAGAGCTTCAACTTCTTTTTCAGTGAATGGAGTGCGTTTAGTTTCTCCCTGTTCTGTGCTGACAGAAATTATTTGAGAATACATCTTATCTATAATGTCTAATTCAAATGCAAAATTATCTAAATGCCACCAAAGTGCTTTGATATGAGATTGTGTAGCGTAACTACGACCACAATCGTCCATGGTTGCTTGCATATGATAAGCTCGTATTTGCCTATATTTCTTTCCGTACAGTTTTTGACAATGTTTATAAGCTGCTTTAAGTGTATATAAACGAGAACTTCCAAGTTTAGGAGCTTTTACTTCAAGCCATCGCTTATATAATTCTGCAAGAGTGACGCGATTGCGATCAATATTCCAAGGATTATCATTGTACCTGGCTAAAATAATATTTGCCTCTTCACGAGTAGCAGCATAGTCCACTGGGACCTGCCTTCCGTGTCCATCTTCATCGTATGTAGTGACTTTAATCACATAAGGGCGTGAACGATTACCTTTTAATTTTGTCACACTGCCGTAGCCGTTGGGGTTTCTTCTTGCCATATATCATCATTCCTTTCTAAAAAAAGGGTACAAAAAATACACCCTTATCAAATTGTGTTTTTGCAGGATGTATGATATAATTCTGGTGTCGAGTCAGAAGCATATCACACACACCACGTTGTTGATAGGTTTCTAAATTCCGTCTGGTTGTCAGCCAGGCGGTTTTTTATTTTGACCATTTTGGTGAAGTTACCGAAATGGTATTTAGTAAATTGTTTTGTCAGAGTCTGACAAAAGTATTTTGTATAAAAATCTGTGCATAAATTGACAGATGATGTATAAACTATTATAATGACAATAAGTTAACTCGAGAAGGATATGGCTGGGTTCCTGAATGGGAGTAGGCAGTAATGCTTAGAATTTCCTTTGCCCCTGGGGTTGACTTATTTTTTTGTCTTAATATTATCTAAAATATGTTCTGGATCTTTTGTAAGTTCGACCACAATAAAATCAATTGCTTGCTGAGAATAGGTATATTGTGGTTGTTCATACTGTGTATGAATATAACAAAACTTTTGATTGGCTTTTAATCCATAGTGTTTACAAAAATTATTAAAATGAAAACGGTTAAACTCAGTATTTTTACCATTATATTTTAATTGAATATTTTTCTTACTTATTTGTTTTTGTATAGCATCGATACAATGTTTTGCAG